ATATCTGCCATTTCATCATGAGAACGAAGCTCCTCCTCTTCAATCTCCTTCTCTTCCTTGTCAAGGCTGCGCAGAAAGTTCTTGAGGATAGTTGCGATCATTTTTGCTTTTACCCTGTGTATGTATCTAGGCAAGCAGCCGCGTTTCAATTTTACAAACTCCATCTAAAGAGATCCCAATCTCTCAATTCAGAGGCAGCGACCTCTTCTCTAGATAGCTCAGTTGGTAGAGCGGGGGATTGTAGGTAAATAATCTGGCAATGGATCTCCCCAAGTCATTGGTTCGATTCCGATTCTGGAGACGTTTCTTTTTACATAGAGGTTCTATGTAAAAAGAAATGCATATACTCTTCATGGTTCACATAGAATTATTGCCAGGCTGATTGGTCGAGGAAAGTGATTGCATCCTCTTCACACGAAGAGTAAACGCGGGATTCTCAATATTTTCTCCAATAGGGAGACGATTCGCGGTAGGCTTTGCCTTTTGCCGCCAGCTCGTGACCTTGTTAGAGTTAAGTTGCGCAGAAACAACCTTGAAACGAATGGCAACACCAATTACGGCAATGACAGCAAATGCGCCGCCAATTGCAGCCCCTACAATGGCGCCAGTGCTCTGTGCCTGCGGCGCCTGCACAGTGACAGGTGCCGCAATTCCAGCCACTGGCTTTGCAGAAGGAGAATCAGTCGGCCCAGGAGTCTCTGTCGGTGTTACAGAAGGAGATGCGCCAATACGAAGAGTGGGGGTGGGGCTCGGTGTTGAGCTAGGAGTGACTGAAGAGGTAACAGATACAGTAGGAGAGGGCGTGTAACTAATTGAAGGCGTGCGACTCGGCGTCCTCGTTGAGGTCGGCGAATTGGATCCTGTTGCTCCTGGCGACAGTGTGTGCGTAGGCGTATCTGTAATTGTCGGTGTTCCTGTCGGCGTAGCAGAGGGCGTAGGGGTTCCTGTATTACTCGGTGTCGGTGTAGAAGAGGACGTTGGAGTCGGCGTCCCTGTTGATGAAGGGCTGGGGACCACGATGTTGCCAGGCTTTCCAAGAAGCTTCAGCTGCATTGCCCATCCATCTCCTGCCTTATTTACAGTTAGCGGAGTGGACCCACACGGACCAGCAGTAGGTCCAGCATATCCTATAAAGGCATAAGGAAGGCCGGGTATTCCATACGGTATATCAAATACACAATGGGCTGCTGAAGCAACTCCACCCGCTGGCGCCGTGGCCCAAGTAAAGGGCTGAACAGTCACCGTGTAATTCTGGCCAGCCACTAGTTCCCAAGCAGATGCGGTGACGTTAAAGGGGACCATCTCGTCGGTTCCAGGCCTGGAAGTAACGAGATCGACAAATGTAGTCAAGACAGAGGATCCAATTAGAACATTTCCAGGAAAGGTGGAGAGGACCAAACTAATGCCACATGTCTCTTGAGTAGGCTGTGAATAGACGCCCATCTTCATGGTATCCACATGACCAGTCTGTAGAGCCATGAACTTTGCGACACCAATATGGCATCTGTTTTCAACAGTGTTATTAACATAGCCAAGTGAGTAGTTACCGACGATAGCAGGAGTCGTCGTATCTGTGAACGTGAGCTGAGTCGTTGTCTGAGCGCCGACTACGCCTGCCGCAAATGCGCCGATTAGAAACTTTAACATTTTTCTAGACGGACATTAGCTTTTAAAGAGGTTCAAATTTTACCTGGCCTCTTCTGAAGGAGGAGCAGGGGCTTCAGCCGCCACGGGAACAGGTGCGGCAGCACTTGCCTCTTCTATAGGAGGAGCAGGTGCCAATGCGGCGGCAAGGGCAGGGTCATCCACTGTGACCTTAATATCACCCACTGTCACAGAAACTGTCTCATCCACGCTCTTCTTTCTCTTTTCAAGGAGATTCTTGAGATCCGCATTTGACTTATGAAAGAGGCTTGAGACGCCATGCTTTACACTCTCAACCGGCTTCTCAGCGATTTTCTGCTCAATCTCCTCCTTCTTCTTTTCAATTCCCTCCTTGACTGCACTCTCAATCATCCGCGTGAGATCAGGCACAATCGCCTCACGAATCGTCTTCTTCTTATGCATAAGGTGCAGGGCTGCCTGAGATGCCACCTCCTTGATGCGGCTCTGTGAGCTGTCAAAGACGCGCGTGTGATCGAGGCCGTGGCAGATATCGGGACGACGCAGCTTCGGCATATCTCTGAACTCGTCCTCAAATTCCGCGATCACATTATCAGGAATCGCCGGACTCTGTTCGATTAGACGGTCAAGGTCTGCGCGACAGATCTTCAGAAAGTCAAGTGAGTCCATGCGCTCATTGGGATTTAGGGCAAGTTCCACCGCAATTAAACGCTGAAACTTACCCCAAGCAACCGCTGCCACGCGATTTGACTCGCTCAGCTGGGCATACCGCAAGAAGTTATTGAGGGTTGTTAAGATACCCGCAATTAAACTGAGGCCGCCAATTCCGAAGTTCAGATACTTTCCAACCTCTGCATTTCCACCTGCAATACTGCTGAGGCCAACGCTTGCAGTTCCTGTGAGTGTTGATAAAATAATAACAGGGATTGTCATATTCATATTGAGCCGTGTATACTGCTTTTCAGCCTTATCGTGCATCCAGCGGTAGCATCCAGCAATATCTGACCAGTCTGCCATCAGCTGATCTTGCTCCTTACTCCACCCGTTCATGAAACGACGAACGGGAGGTGTATCTACTTTTCTATCTCCTGCTGGGGGCGGAGAAGGTGATCTGGATCCTGACATTCTTATTTATGTTAACATATTCTCCTCGATATCATTTTGCCCGACCCAGCGAATATCTTCCATCCAGACCGCAAGCTTCTTGAGCTGCGGTTCAGGCTGGAGCTCTTGTGCCCTCTTAAAACACGCATCAGCCTTCTGCTTATAGAAATTGGGCTCCTCGAGAAGCCGATTGATCATCTGGACCCACTCAGCAATGTTCTCGCGATCAATGTAAATGCCTGCCTCTCCACACGCTTCGCGCAGGCCAGGCGTCGGATTGGAAATAACCGGAATACCCGAGGACATGGCCTCCACCGCCACTCTCCCCCATGACTCTTCTTGGCTCGGCACAAGAAGAATCTTTGTCATTGAATATACGTCTTTAATCGTGGGGGTGTTGGGAATATAGTGAATATTGGAAACGGAATAGTCGCGGATCTGGTTATCATAGCCGCCACCGACACCCAAAAACTGGACGTCGGGCATCCTCTTAGCGATCTGAATCAGAATATCGCCGCCCTTGTTTCTATTCAGATTAATCAAGGTCACATAGATCCTCTTTGCCGAATCAGGTGTGCGATAGTCTTTCCAGGTGACAGGAGGATAGACAACTGTTGAATTGAAGTTGAAATGATCATAAAGCTTTTTGATCCACATGCTGTTGTTCACAAGGTGGATGTTCTTGGGATCAATCTCCTTGCTGAACTTCTGGAGATAGAGTTCCTGCATATGATTGTGCATAACAAGGACAACCGGTCTCTTCGCCTTTGCTGCCGTTAAGACTGCATGATTTGAGAAATCAAGGTGGGAAAGAATTACTGATGAGTGACGGATTGCGTGCTCAATCTTGGCAGGCTGGTCAAAGACAATGATGTTTACACCCTCAAAGTGGCGAATAGGAAAGTGGGGAAGGATCACATTCACCTTGTAACCCGCCTGCTCAATTAAAAAGCGATTCATGGCATGCGCCATCCATTCAGCCCCCGCATTATGGACAGGAGGATACATGTGAATGATCCATGTGATTGTCTTTCTATCTTCCTCGGCCACTGGCTTCGGTTTATAATCTGCTGATACAAATGAATAGGGGAAGAATCTCTTAATTACGCGGATTCGCTGGAGGTAATAGAGGATTACACCGAGTATACATACAAAAAAAAGGACAAAGACCGGAAACCAATTATCTTCCTTTGCCATCCTCTATCTTAGAAGATTGTTTTAATCATTGTGTTAATAAGACTTTGTATTACCCGCCCCCCTTACCTTTTCAGATCCATGATAATCCTTCATTTTATAGTAAATAATGGTTTCTAGTTTCTTTGCATATTGAACACTTGAAACCTTTTGAATACTATTTATAGAGATTGGTTCATGCTTCTGAGTCCATTGAGAACCATTTCCAGTAAAATGTTGAGTAATTCTTAGATTAGGATTCTTAGTATAACCAACATACTTGTTACCACCCTTCAGGTTAAGTGTATATACATATGCTGGCATTTTGGTTAACATGTTTAATTTAGGTTTATTGTTCAATTTTAC